TTTGTGCTGCGACAGTTCACCGACAGTGCCGGAGATTAACCTACCGATATACTCGCCCAGGCTCTATCAGGAACCGGTGTTTGAGGCGATGGAACGCGGCATCAAGGAATTTATCCTTGTGTGGGCCAGACGCGGAGGAAAGGACTTCACGTGCTTGGACATTGTCACACTCGAAGCCTGTAAGCATCCGGCCGCGTACTGGTACGCATTGCCGCAACAGAATCAGGTCCGCAAAGCAGTATGGGCCGCAGTCAATGCACACACCGGGCGTCGCAATCTTGACATGCACTTCCCGCCAGAGCTGGTGAAGAACCGTAAAGAACAGGACATGATGTTGGAGCTGCACAATGGTTCAACTATTCAGTTCATCGGATCAGACAACCCTGATGCGCTTGTCGGCGCAGGTATCCGCGGGGTCGTCAACTCTGAAGCAGCACTGTCGAATCCCCGGTTTATGGATTACATCCGACCCATGCTTGCCGAATCTGGCGGTTGGGAGATTCAGAACAGCACACCACGTGGCCGAAATCACTTCTACGAAGAATACGTCGAAATGTCCGGTAATCCCGATTGCTTCACGTCCCTGCTCACAGTAGAGGACATGGATCACATCCCGCAGGAAGCACTGGACCGGGAGAAGCGCAAAAAGAGCAAGGGCCTGTTCCTACAGGAGTACTACTGCTCCTTTGACTACGGGCTTGAGGGTGCTGTCTATCTGGATGAAATGGCCGCAATGAACAAGGAAGGCCGTTACACACACGTACCGTATGACCGCAACTATCCGGTATGGGTCGCGTGGGATATTGGGTTCCGTGACGCAACCAGCCTCTGCTTCTTCCAGGTCGAGCTGGGTGGACGTGTTCGCATCATTGACCACTACAGAGCCAACGGAGAAAAGCTCAAGCACTTTGTGGACCTGATCCGCTCCAAGCCCTACACATACGGGCGTGACATGTTCCTGCCGCACGACGGTAAGAATGAAACACTGGGCGCGGACAGCATCAGCGAGCAGCTAAGGGCTATGGGTATGCCGAACCGTGTACTGCCACGTGACGAGCATATCCGTACAGGCATTGAGCGTACTGCGGCGTATTTTCCACAGGTGCTGATTGACAAGGACAACTGCAAGCAGCTGCACAGTGCGCTGAGTGCATACCGGTACGAGTACGACGACAAGCTCCAGCGGTTCAAGGATAAGCCGCTGCATGACTGGGCATCGGATGATTCAGACAGTTTTCGCTATGCCATTCAAGCTGTTAAACTCAATTACTGCCACGCCTATGAATGGGGTGAGCTTGATTACTCAGACCTGAACAGGGCAGCAATATGAGCACCAACACACCGGAAAACCAGTACACCAACGACGACCTGGTCAAGATCATCTACCAAAGCCTTGACCGGGCATCTGATTACGCCACCACTGCACTGCAAGAAACCCGCCGCAAGTCGTGGGATTACTTCTTTAACCGTCCACGCGGTGACGAGGTGCAGGGCCGCAGTCAGATTCAGGATACATCCGTTGCGGATATGGTCGAATCCATGATGGCGACGATCATGCCCTCCTATGCCACCGACAACGTGATCACCTTTGAGCCGATGGGTCCTGACGACGAGGAGCAGGCCGAAGCTGAATCACTGGCTGTGAATAACATCTTCGTCGAGGACAATGACGGCTTCCTGAACCTCTCGAACGGCATCAAATCCGCGCTGATGCAGCGAAACGGCATCATCAAGGTCTGGGTAGAAGAAGAATCACACACCGCAACACAGCGGTTCCGGGCAATGTCCGAACAGGAGCTGGCCGGAGTGCTGGCTAACCTGCCTGAAGATACACAGGTCACGCAGAACAATGACGACGGTGTCCGGCTGAGTCTGACCGAGAAGCGGCGCAAGCTGCGCGTTAAAGCCATTGAGCCTGCGTATATCTTCATTGACCCCAACCAGTCCGACCAAAACATGGAGCGGTGTCAGTTCATTGCCGAGCGGTGGCTGCCGTGCCGGTCTGAGCTGGTTGCAATGGGTGTGGACAAGGCGCTGGTCAATGACCTGCCGCAGCTTGAAGACGAGTCCATCACCAACAACACAAAGACCAACCTGGACATACTCGCTAAGTTCATTGATGGCGTGGTCGATATTGGCGGTGTTGCGCCCTTCAGTCAGCAGATGATCGAGTGTCATTGGGTGCACATGTACATGGACCGCGACGGTGACGGCGAATCCGAGCTTTACCGGTTCCTGATCAGCAACCGCAAGATACTGCTGGACGAGCCTGCGGACTTTATTCCCTACGCATCAGGCACCGGCTGGATTGTGCCGTTCAGATGGTCCGGCTTGAGTGTGTATGACAAGCTGAAACAGACTCAGGACGAGCGCACCAACGCAAAGCGGCAGCTGGCCGATAACCTGAATCACGCCAATAACTCAGGTACTTGGGGCGTTGAGGGTAATGTCAATGTCGGGGACGCGCTGAATAAGAAGCCGGGTATGCACGTGCGCGTACGCAGCCCCGATGCCTTCGGTCAGTTAATGACTCAGGACGTGACCATGTCCAGTATCAACTACCTGCAATACATGGACACTGTCCGTGCTGAGCAGTGCGGCGCGAGTCTGGACCTGCAACAGGCTGACGATCAGCTGGTGAAAGCCAACGTGACGGCCATGTCCGTGGACAGGCAGATGTCCAGCCGCGAGCAGATCGCCGGCATGATCAACCGCAACTTGGCGGAAACACTGGTACGTCAGACCTTCCTGCTCATTCACAAGAACCTGCGCCTGAACTGGGACGGCCCGATCATGTTCCGCCATCAGGGCGAATGGACCGAGACCGACCCCGCTATGTGGCCTGAGCGTACCCGCATCAATGTGAACGTGGGCATGAGCCCGGGCGAACGTGCCAGGAAGGCTTCAGCCCTGTCACAGACTGTGCAGACCCAGCTGGCGCTGATGCAGTCCGGCGCCAATGGTGTGCTGGTTGATACAGGCTCCCTTTACCGCACCCTGATTGACTTGGGTAAGGCTCAGGAGATTGACGGTATTCACAGCTACTGGATTGATCCGGACAGCCCCGAGGCTCAGGAAGCTGCACAGGCACAGGCGCAACAGGCCGAGCAGATGCAGCAAATGCAGACGCAAATGGCACAGATGCAGGTGCAGATCGAGGGCCAGAAGCTGGAGCTTGACAAGTACAAGCACGACACCGAATTGCAGTACAAGTATTACGACACCAACGTAGACGCAGAGATTGAGGAATCTAAACAGGTGCAGGAGGGCATCAAGCATGAGCGAGACAGAGCAACGGCCGAACAAATGGGTGGAGCTGGAGCAGCTGCTAACGGAGCTGGACGTAGCAACGAAGTTTAAGCAGCAGATTTTTGATGCGTGGCAGGACAAGCGTACTAAACCGGAAGATTTGCCTATGCTGTGGGCTCAGTCCCAGCTTGTGGACGAGTTCCTAACCCTTGTGATACGATTAAAGGACAGTGACCAATGAGTGAGAACACAGACGTTACTGAAGCCCTGTTGCAGGGGCTGTCACCTGATTCAGATGCCGACGAGGCTACCGAAACTGAGTCAACCGAGCAGGAGACTGCTCCATCAGAGGCCGCTGAGAGCCTGTCAGAAGAAGATCAGCACACAGAGACCGAACAGGAGACTGCTCAGACTCTGAAATCACTGGCTGAAAAGGCCGGTATTGATGCAAAAGACCTGTATGCGCTGGAAGTGCCCGGAACCGGTAAGACACTGGGGGAGCTGAAGGATCAAAACAAGGCTTTTGCAGACATGGACTCACGATCTGACGAGCTGGACGAGCGGCAGAGCGATATTGAGCGCACGTCAATGCGTACCCGACTGGAATTACAGGCTCTAGCGAGCACAATCCCACCGGAAATGCTGACGGAAGCCAATATCAGCAAGTCACGGCAACAGATGGAGGCGCACAAGGCAGAGCAGGCCCGCTTGATGATTGAAACAGTCCCTGAATGGGCTGAGGAAACCACCAAGCAAGCCGACATGAAACTGATCACGGAATATGCGGCCGGCTACGGCATACCGCCTGAACGTGCTCAGATGATCGTCGATATGGACGCTGTCACTGCCAAGATGTGGCTCGATCATGCAAGGCTGACTGCCAAAACCAAGCAGATCATGAAGGATGGCAAGGTTCGGAAGCTGCACAAGCAGGGACCGAAAACCAACCGAAAAGTGAGTCCATCAGGAGCAGCCGATAAGATCGCGGCCGGTGTGAAATCCGGTCAGGTATCAAAGGCTGATGGAATTACAGCCCTTATGATTGAGGGCCTGATGGAGCAATAATCATGGCAAGTCAAAACCTTGACGCCTACAACCTCTCCGTGGTCAACCTCGGTGGTTTGATTCACGAAGATGTAATGAACAAAATCTGGAATATCTCGAATATTCCGCTGCCGTTCACTGACCGCGTGGGCACTGACTCACACGACAATCAGTACTTCGAATGGCCAATGGACAAACTGCGTGATCCGGTCACTAATGGCCAGCGCGTGGACGGTTCCGGTGACCGTGCTGACGAATCCAAGCTGGGCCGCCGTGTCGGTAACCAGTCCGAGATTCGGACCAAAACACTCGAAGTCTCTACCCGTGCAAATGCCGTCGATACGATCGGCTTTGCGAAGGCGCTGGCTTATCAGGTTTCTGAACGTCAGAAAGAGCTGCGCAGGGATATCGAAGCTACTGCGCTGAGCAACAACGCCTCTGTGATCGGCACCGATACGGTTGCCGGTGTAACAGCGGGCCTGTCTGCTTGGCTGGTGGCGGATACCGATGTGGATGGCAATGCTGTTACCGGGCTGAAGAATGTCAGCCGCGGTGCTACTGGTGCTGACGGTGGCTGGGATGCTACTGCAACCGACAAGCTTGTAGCTGCATCGACCCCAGGCACAACCCGTGCGCTGTCTGAAGCGACACTGCGTGACATTGTCGAAGCCATCTATAACAAAGGTGGTGAGCCGACTATGGTCATGGCCCGCCCGACTGTTAAGCGCAAGATCAGCGAATATCTGTTCACCCAGACCGCGAAAGTGGCCACGATGTACAGTGACAAGGCTGACGGTGCTACCGACGGCCGCTCTGCACAGGGTTCGGTTGATGTGTTTATCACGGACTTTGCGGTCCTTGAGCTCATTCCTAACCGTTTGCAGCCTCAGACCGATACCGACAATGACACCGCGTTTGTGATTGATCCGTCACTGTTGTCGATGTCGTACCTGTACGGCTACCGCACTGTGCCGCTGGCTACGAACGGCCTTTACGAGCGTCGTGAGATCAGCGTCGACTGGGGCCTGTGCGTGAAGAACTGGGACGGTCTCGGTTCATTCGCGGACATTGATCCCACGGCAGCAATGGTTGCCTAATGTCGCGTGAGTTCTTCTGGGGCGGCGATGCCGGTAACAGTCTGAAGCAGTCATTGTCACTGCACGACGGTTACGTGTTGTCCGAAGTCCATCAGCCCGAGCGTGATGCCATCATGGCGGAAACTCAGGCGATCCGGACCCACGACACGCCCCCGGATGATCTCTCATTCGGTCGCTGGTGCTTGCGCATTCCTGAGCTGGATTTGATGCTCTTAAAACGCAAGTATCCGGAGCTTGATAGCAAGGACGGCCAGATCAAAACACAGGCTTGGAAGAAGTTTCTAAGCTCCAGCGAGTCAAAACCCTACCGGGTGCAGGATTCGGCGCGGGAGAAGTATTTCAATGGCATTGATACGAGCACGACAACCCGGCCTGACGCGGTTATTTCCACACCAGGCTAACCGCAAGTTTCTGATCGGGTCTAAGAACCTGATTGAAGCCGCCCGTGCGGATGCTGCTGCTGCGGTAGCCCTCATTCCTACTGCCTCTGACTACGCCAAGTCGGTGGTGTATCAGTACGTGTATACCGAGAGTGTCGAAGGGCGCTGGGAGCACGTTCACGGTCTAAAGATCGATCGCATTGATGCGACTAACGGCCTGATTGACCTGAAAGGCAATTTTGCGAACAGCACCATTGGTGGTGCGGGTTCCAGTTATGTGGCGCAGTCGGGTTATAACCTGCCTGCCGGCGCGTGGGTTGACACCAAAATGACACCGTCCACGTTCGGCACAGGGCGTGAGTACGTGATGGGTATGTTTCCCGAGACGATCACCGGAGGCGCTAATGGTGTGCTGTTCATGTGCGACAACACCGGAACTCCTATCGGCATTAGCGGCCTGCTGAACAGCGCCGACGTTGAGCTGCGCGGTCAAATGAATAACGCATTCGGATTTGCCGCCCTTGCCGCGAATGATTTTGCGCCCTTATCGGGGCAGCTGGTGCAGCTGCAGGCCGACACAAACAACGTCACACTGCGTTACGGTGACACCAAAGACACAGCCGCTGCGACCGCAGAGACACCGGACCCACCGGGTTCAAACATGTTTATCAATGCCCGTCAGGCCAACGGGGCGGCTTCGTTTGCCACCGTCCGTGTCGGTTTTTCTTACATCGCTGACGGCACCTTTGCCAATGATGCGGTGTATAGCCGGTTCAAGGCCAACACACTGGCGATGCTGGACGCGCTGAGACTGACTCAGGACCCGTTCACGCTGATGATTAATGACGGAGACAGCTGGAATCTGACTTCCGGCCCGAACAAGGGTTTTGTGACGAATATGCAGCTGCCGAAGGCCCGCGTAGACCGCTCTGCCAGCCTGCGTAAGCTCGCAACCATATCGAGTGAGGCCGCAGCAGCACTGGCGGCTAATCCGACCGCTGACAGCGTCCTGTGGGGCGGTGGTATTGCTGACCTGTTCGGCAGTGAATCGGACACGCTGGTCAACCTGCAGGGCTATGTCGATACGATTGTTGCGGCCACCGATGCAGCCAGCAACATTAAGAATGTGATCTGGAGGCAGAATTATCTGAACCGTGGCAATCCGGCCATGATGTGGAGTCAGGCCAAGCAGGACATACTGGACGATCTGAACACCTACATTCAGGGCATTGTTGCCAGTAAGCCAAATTACTACATGGTGGCGGGAATCCCGGAATGGGAGCAGACCACTGTGGACCCGATGGGCACCGGTCAGTATTACGCTGAATCTGCGCCGGCCGGTGGCATTACTAACCCGACCACAGAGGGCACAGGAGGCGGCAAGCAGCCCCGATGCTGGGACGGTCTGCATTTCAATGATTTCGGTGCGTCACAGGTTGGCGCATGGCATGATCAGATCATCGCAGATCTGAGATATGTACAGGTGAGAGCGGCATGAATTACGGCGAACTAAAAGCACAGATTGCGGCATACGCTCACCGTAATGACTTGGTCAATCAGATCCCGGGCTTTGTGGAGCTGGCTCACGCCCGCATCTACCGCGACGCCCGTTTGCCTGAAATGATCAAGGACATTGAGATCACCCCGACAGCCAACCCACAGGCGCTGCCGGATGATTACGTCGATTTGCGGGAACTGTCCGGCGGTGCGCCGCAGGGCAATCGGTACTTGTTGCAATCTATCAACAGGCATCAGCTGGCTAACTATAATACTGGTGGGCCGCACCCGCTCTTTTATGCGCTGACCGGGAACAGCATCGAGATAGTCCCTCCCACCGAAACAACACTCCGCTTGGTGTACTGGTCCCGGTTGGCGTTTTTCAATGAGGACACCGATACGAATGCCGTGCTAGACCGGTATCCGTATCTGTATCTTTATGGCTCGCTGATCGAGCTGTATAACTTCACTCAGGACGTGGAGGAGCGGGCGAAGGTGCTGGAGCTGTACACAGCCGACCTTGAGCTTGCGAATCTTGAAGCAGAGCGCACCCGTTGGGGTGAGGCTCCGGTATCTTCAGGCGCGTCCAGCTGGTACGGCTCAAGGAGTTCAAGCTAATGCCTTTAGAAACGGGGACAAAAGTCCCAGATTTGAACAACGCATGGCCGTTAGGCAGCGATCCTAAGAACCAGGGCGACGATCATCTGAGGCTGATTAAGACCTGCCTTCAGGGTTCGTTCCCTTCATTGGGTTCGGGCCAGTACACCGGCACCGCCGCAGAATTGGATCAGGTTAATACGAATCTATCTGCGTTCAATGGTCGAACTGTCAGGGATGTAGTTCCTACAGAGGGTGATTACAGTCTGGACCTGCTGGGCGATGTTTCCATAAACAGCCCCAGCCAGAATGACATGCTGATCTATGATGGCGGCGAATGGAAAAACAGCGGGAGCGGCGTGGCAGCGTATAACTTCGTGTATACCGGTTTCGCAGGCTGGTCGGTGTCAAACGGTAACCGCTGGTATATGGATACCGAGAGCAATGATGCGCCGACGTCACTGGTCACTATTGATAACAGCTCCGGAACAGGCTGGCTACTGACGGCGGTGCGCCCGTGTAAGGTAGACCTTTCGATATTTACCTATATTACGGCCACCACACAAAGTAAACGCGCCATTGCGGCTGTAAACAATAACAACAATCTTGCCGGGTCAGATATTCCAACAGCGTCCCGGTTGCATCAGCATACATCATTCCGTACTAATAGCGCGTTTGTAACCAACGCAGGCGCGAGTGTGGTCCTGCAAGTCAATGAAACTATCAGCTTGCATGGTGAAAACGGCATAAACACTTTCGAGGACTCAGAATGGTTCGTCCGTGGCGTAGTATCCGGGGCTATCTAAATGCCGACCCAGTTCTTAGAGCTCAGACCAGGAAGCATTAACAAGGAT